AGGGTGTCGGAGTCGGCGAGCGTCAGGCTCGACAGCACCGCCTCCGCGGCGCTGGTGCCGCAAGTGAACTCGAAGCACGTAGCGTTGTCGCGGTCAACCACGCGGCCGCCATCCGCGCCGATGGTGCCGCCTGCGCCAGTGCCGACCGTGCCGACAAGGCCGGCGCCGGTGTCCTGCACTGTGGCGACGCCGCTCGCCGCAGCGCCGAAGGCTGGATTCTCCAGCGGAACGGAAACCACCAGCGCAGCGTGGCTGGCGGTGTAGAACCTGCACTCACCGTTGGCGTCGGCGCTGCCTGCGTCGATCGCATCAACGAGTGCGTTGGCCATGGTCGAGCGGATGCCCGTGGCGATGGCGGAGACAGGGGAAACGCTGGCGCAGAGCACAGCGACTACGAGGAACAGGAGGAGGAACGTCATCATGTCTTACTTCTTCGCCTTGGCGTTGCTCGCCATCTGGATGCCACCACTGAGCCCGCCGACGCCCAGCATGATTAGGGCAGCCTCGCCCTTGTCGAGCGCCCACAGCACGGTCGCCGCGACCATGCTTGTCAGCGTAATGAGTGTGTTCTTGCTCATGGAAGCCCGAGCCCGAAGATCGTGGTCCAGATCACAGAACGCATGCGCGCCCACACGGCTTGCTCCACCGCGGACGCGGCAATGGCAGCCTGCGCGCTGGTGAGGCTCGCCGCAGACGCAGCGACCATGGCAAGGTCGGCGTCTACGTCCATGCCGGCGAGCTTCTGCACCGACAACTCGGTCGCGCGCTCCATCAGCGCCGCCGCCTTCTCGCGCATCGCCACGTCGCTGATGCGGGTGGTCGCGTCGACAAGGATCTGCTTCCAGTCGGGTTGGCTCACTGGCCACCTACCCGCGCTTCCTGCGCCTTCAGATCAGCGTCCCACGCCTCCATGAAGTTGGCGTAGTCCTTCTCCTGCCGCGGCGTCATCGGCTGCCCAGTGCGCGCATAGCGCAGCGCCACGGCATCGACCGCGCCGTGCCGCAGGCGGTCAGCCTTGACGAACAGGGCGTAGCTCGGGTCGACGCACGACACCAGCAGCAGCACGGGCAGGATCCACAGGCAACGCAGGCGCTTCATGCGCACGTTATGCCGCGCGGTCGCCGAGCGCCCAACGCTCAGCGTTTCCGAAGCTCCTCGATGATCGCCTGGATCTGCGTCTCCATGCGCACCATGCGCTCGCGCGTGTCCGCATTGGCGGAAGCCATTTCCTTCAGCAGCCGCGCCACTTCGATGTCGGCGGCATCGTCGCGCGCGTGCTCGCGGTCCGCCATCTTGATGGCTGTCTCGTTCGCTCCGATGCGGCTCTCGATCCTGCCAGCCCAGCTCCACGCGCCGAGCACCATCGGGATCAGGAACACCGTCAGCAGGAACTGCAGGCGGTCGAACCACGTCTTGGCCTTGGTGCTCATGCGATCTTCTCGACTACTAGAGTGAATCCGGCCTTGCACGTTGTCACCGCCGTTGTCTCCGAACGGAAACGAAGCTGCGCCGTCCCAGTGTTGGTCGTCGTGATGATGAGCCCTTGACCAGCAACCGAGTATGTGCTCGTCCCCGGCATTCCGCTTGACACGCCGACAGATGCGTCATCGGCGATGCTATGCCCGCCTGACAGCGTGCCGGTGTTGGCCAACTGGTGATAGAACAGCACGTCGATTGCTGTCACCGCAGACGACACATTGAACTGGAACCCGCAGCCCGTCGTCGCCGCAGCAGGCGCGACCTTTCCCATGAACCAGATACGGTAAGTCGAGTTGGCGGCGTAGGAGAACACCAGCCCGGACAGGTCAACCGGCGTAGTGTTCGCTCCCGTAGCCTGATCCGAAGCAAGGGTGGCCACCAACAACGGCGCGACCAACAACTTGCCCGACGCCAGTGACAGCCCTGCGCCGACCGAGATCTCCTCGACTGCTCCAGTGCTCGCCGTTGTCCGGCCCAGCACCTTCGCCGTGGCCATCGTGAGCCCGCTGGATGTCAATGCGCCCTGTTCTGCGAACACGCCGGAGGCGACATTGGCCTTCGCTTGTCCGGCAGCTGCAAGATCCCACGTCACCGTGGTCGTGTTTGTCACTACGCGCTCTGCGGACAACGTACCGTCTGACGCACCGACCAGGTACTCAGCCGTTGTCGGAGCGCCGCCACTCCCAGACGGAGTCGCCCAAGACAGGTCGTCCCGCAGGAACGTGTTACCATCACCAGTCCCCTTCGGGCATAGACCATGTGCTGTGGTGCTCGCGTTCAGCGTGGTCACATCGGTCGGAGCGGCAAGCTCGTCTAGCTTGATCGCATCGCCGCCGCCGCTCTTGTGGCTCGTCGCATGCGGAGATGGAGTCCTGGCGTCGCTGAGTCTGCTGTCGTTGCCAGCACAGGCAGTTGTCCCCGTGGTGCCAAACTGAACATCAGCCTTGGCTTGCGCCGCGGTCGCCCAGTCCCACACAAGCGACGCGGTGTCGGTGACGACACGCTCAGAGCTAAGCCCGGCGTTCGCCGTCTTGACTAAGTAGTCGGCCGTGGTCGGGGCTCCGCTTCCTGTTCCTGCCGCAACTATGGCGGAATCGACATAGCCCTCAGTGGCCACCTTGTCGTTTTTCGTCTTATCCGTCATCCGCTCACCATCGTAGTTCGCCCCGTGCCGTTGTCGCCGTTCTGGTAGACCTCGACGTATGCCGTCGCGCCGTGCGTGAAGGAATCCGTCGTCTGCTCGGCGGCGGTGTAGACGATCCCGCGCGTGACGATGCGGCTACTCCCGGTGCCGACCGAGGTATCCGTCAACGTCGCCTTCAGGGTCGTGTAGCCGCTGTCGCTGTAGACCTTCCAGACGTACTCCTCAGAGGACTCGCCGAAGGCATATGGACCAGTGGAACCGAGCGGGTAGGCGAGCCGCGACCACGGCGCACAGGTGAAGGTGATGTCGTTCGCGGCAGGCGTGTTGCGCGCGATGCTGATGGAGTAGACCGGCATCGGCCTCGAGTTCCAGCCGGCGAACACGACATCGACCGCATCGACATCGCCGAGCACAGCACCCGGGGCGAGGAACTTGTACTTGAGCGTCGCCCCGACCTGCGCGATGCCGGACAGGTCGCGCCACACCGCCGACAGCGGCAGCCCGTAGAGCAACGTGAACCTGTCGCCCGCCGCGTGCGTGCCGACGAAGGCGCCTGTGCCGCGCAGACCGCGCAGCAGATACGACAGGGTGTAGGTGCCATCGCTCTCCGCCGTCACGTCGCGGAACCCGATCATCTCGTCGCCGAGCATCGCCCAGTTCATGCGCTGGTCGGTGACCTGCGTCGCCGTGACGGTCGCCAGTGTGCCAAGCGGGCTTTCGGCGTCGACGCTGATGTTGACGCTGCCGCTGGTGTCCCACGTCACCGTGGCGCTGCCGGCGACCTCGGAGACGGTGCCAGTGGCGAGCGCGTCGGTGGAGTAGCCCGCCGTCACGTTGTATGTCAGCGTGGCGACGTGCTCGTATTCCGTGCCGCCGTCGCGCGACTCCATCACGCGCACGCCAGTCGGGTTGACGCCGCTGCACCAAGCAGCCAGCCACAGACCAGGCGATCCGGCGTGCACGTCGAACAGCGCTGGGATGTCGAGGATGTTCGAGTTGACCGGCAGCACCGGCGGCATCAGCACCGGGAGTTGCCCGCTGCCCGTCTGCACCGGCGACCCGACAGACGACAGGGTCAAGCTCTCGCGCACGGCGACGATGTGCACGAGGAAGTTCTGCCCGCGGTTGACCTCGACCACGCGCATGGTCAACACCTCGCCATCGTCGTCCGTCACGGTCACGATGTCGTTCTCGACGATGTGCACGTAGCTCGCCGGCAGGTCGAACTCGAAGGTGTCGCTATTGAGCCCGACGCGCCGCAGCGTCTTGCGCGCGCACTCCTGCGCTTCCTGCCGCGTGAGCACGAGCGTGCGCGCGTCGATGTCGCTCTGCGCGTCGTGGTAGTCGCCCGTCGGGTTGCGCGCGCCGAACGGCTGGAGCCCGTCGGTGTAGAACGAGTCCGGGTCTTGGTGGTAGACGTTGACCGATGTTGGTAGCCGATCGGTGCTGGTCTGCCCCTTGCGGATCTTGCTGTCGACGCTGCCCTGCCCGACGTAGCAACCGAGGTCCGAGAAGTCGGCGCCGTTCCTGATGCGCTGCACGTCGGCGTTCTCGATGGCGAAGAACGCCAACACGTCGTCGCGCTCCTGCGTGACGGTGTGCGTCGCCAGCAGCAGCGGCGACAGCGCGGTAACCGTGTCGGGCGCGCCGAGGAAGAAGTAGCCGTGGCAAGGGTCCGACGATGCGAGGCTCACGTCGATACCAGATGGGTCGATGCCGCACCGCTCGCACAGACGCGCGATCGCCTCGGCGTAGGTCAGCGACGAGTCCGCCTCGACAAGCCCTTCGATGCCGGTCAGCGAGTTCCCGAAGTCCGTCAGCAGCATGTCGTTGACCGACAGCAGCCCCTGCCCTCGGTAGGCTGGCACGGTGCCCGCGCTCTGATGCGTCAACAGCGTGTCGTCCTCGGCCTCATCCTCGGCGCCCGGATGCCATACCGGCGTGTCGGTGAACATGCCGGGAAAACTGCTCTGTGGCGTGTGGTAGAAGATGCGCGCGCTGGATGGTGCCGAGTCCAGCGTGATCGGTCCGGCGGTCGTGAGCGTCGCGCCGGATACGTGGAGCAGCGACAGCGACCAGATGGACGCCGATGGATCAGGGCAAGCGAACACAGACCAGATCCCGTCGAAAGTGTTACCCGCGGCTGTCATCCCGCTGACAGATACAAGGTCCCCGAGCCTGAATACCTGACCTGGGTTGCGCCCAGTCTGCGATGTGCTGTTGTGGATGATCTGGAGTTGCCACGATCCTGCCGCCGACACGAGCGAAGCCGATCCGACCTGCCCCGAGTAGTAGCGGACCGAGTCATCGACCCTCTCGAGTTTCGCCGGGTTGACTACTGTCCCCGATGTTCCGCTGTTGTCGACCGTCTGTGACTGCAGCGCCTGCAGCTCGATGTAGGACTTGGCTGATGTGGTGTGACCAGTCACCGCCGAGACGAACCAGTCCTTGTTCTTGTCCGCGTCGCTGAACCCGCTGCCGCGCACAACGTCGTTCACGGCGAAACGGTTGCCGAACGCCACGTCATCGTACGAGCCGGTACTGATTCGCAGCGTGCCAGCAGTCGGGATACTGAACGTCCACCGGCTCGACTGCACGAAGTAGATGTTGCGCCCGCCGATGTCCCAGTAGCACAGCTTCGATTGGACGATCAGCTGCAGCAGCCGAGCCGACTCGCGGTCGTTGAAGACGATCCCGGCGTCCGCGTGGATCTCGCTGGTGGTGATCTTGCCCGTCTTGCTGCTGCCGCTGGTTCGCTGCGTGGTGTCCTTGACTATCCATGCCAGGTGCCCCGGCACGCGCACGCGCGGACCGATCGCGTAGACGCGGGGCGAGCCTGTGTTCGCCGTGCTCTGCGTCATGTCGATGAAGCGCGGCGGCACGTACTTCTGCCGGTTCGCGCGCATCAGGTGCGGCATGATGAACAGCTTGTCGATGAGCGTCCACGCGACCGCGACCACGGTGAGCGCCGGGAACCCAGCAGCCGGAGCGACGGCGCCCATGCTCGGCGCAGACGCGGCGACGGACGAGACCGCATTGGCTGCCGCGATGCTCGGCGCCGCGCTCGCCCCATAGCCGAGGATGTCAAGAGCCCCCACTAGCGCAGCCTCCACGCTGCTACGATCCGCCGACCGAACGCGCCCATGGTCGACGAGATGCAGCAGCCTCGGTGCGGCAGCGCGTGGACCATCCGAGCCCAGCCAACCACCACGGCGAGGTGGGTCGGCGACCGCGACGGGAACGCGATCTGCACCACGTCGCCCGGCTCGCAATCGTCGAGGCTGATCTTGTCGAGCTGCGCCGCCAGCTGCCGCGTCAGGTCGTCAGCCTGCGGGTTGGTCGCGCTGTAGACGAACGAGTCCTCGAGCGCAGCGCCGCCGGCAGCCGCAGCGACGACGACGACGCCGACACAGTCGAGCGCCCTCCCCACCATGCGACCGGCATGGCGGAACGGAGTCCCGACGCAGGACAGAGCAGCCTCTATGACTTGGGTGCGGTCAACCACGCACACCGTGATACCGAGCCGAACCGTCGGACCCTACCGCCTACCGCATCGGCTCGCCGCTCGGCGGCTCCAGAACCTCGCCGCCGGCCTCGTCAAACGGGCTGCCGCCGTGGTTCTTCATGTTGCCCATCACGGTTGGGGTTTCCTTGCCAGCAAACTTCGCCATGCAGGTGCCGCGCAGCCCGTCGCATCCCGGGCGCAGGATGGCGCGATCCCCGACCACGATCGGGAACGGCGTCGGGAATGTGAGTTCGACGCGGCGGGTGCCATGGACGTACGTGAGGATCGGCGACACGATGCCGGCATTGTCGCCGGTGGTCCACTCAGCTTCGCCGAGTCGGAACCAGTCGTCGAAGCCCAACTTGTTCTGTCGGAACCACTCCGGCACGGTCGCCGCGCCGAACTCGCAATCTGTGTTCGCGTCGTTGACCACGGAGACCGTCGCGCCGAAGCCGACCGAGAACGGCGAACTGGCGGCGGGGATCGTGTCCCACGGCTCCTGCACGTAGAGGAACGTGGTGCTGGTGCAGGTGAGCACCTTGCGCTCCTGCCCCTCGCCGGTGCTCGCGGCGCCGCCTGAGAAGTTGGTCTTGCTCAGGTTCGCGCCGCTCACCGTCACCGTGGTATTGCCAGCCGTGCCTCCGTTCTGCTGCGTCATCGTGACGACGCCGCTGGCGGCTTCGGCGACGACCTGTAGTGTGGTGTGCGCGTTGATCGCCGCAGCCAGCGCGGTCGCCGACAGCGCGTTGGTGGCTCCGATGGTGACTGCGGTCCTGCCGCTGGTGACGCCGCCGCCGCTGTCGAACTCGAAGACGACCGTCGTGCCGATCGTGTCGATCACGGTGACGGTGTTGGTGTCGGCTGCGTTGCCGGCCGCGATCGTGACCGTAGCCGACCCGCGCCGTGGGCGGATGTAGATGGACGCCCCTTGCAGCGTGTCGCCACTCGGGAACAGGGCAGAGCTCACCGTGAGGTAGTCGACGCCAGCCGACAGCACGACGCCCGTGTAGTCGTCGCCAGTCACCGGAACCACCGCAGCCTTGCAGTGGTCGGACCCGAGTCGGTAGCGGCACGCCACCGAGAACGACCCGCCGAAGCGCCCGCCGTGCGGCTCTTGCAGTTGGTTGGTGCGCCCCGTCAGCGCGGCGTGCCAGCGCGACCCGTCGGTGACCATCTGCTGCACCCACCGCGTCGCAGCGTAGTGCATGCGCCCCGTGCGCCAGCAGATAACACGATGCCGCAGCAGAGCCCCGTTGTAGCGCCTCGCGCGCAGGTCGTCTGCCGTGATCGCTCCGTCGAGGTAGCCGACCAGTTCCATGGCGGACTCCTGGAGCCCGACCGTGCGCCGCTCCGAGGTCTGCGACGCGAGCCCGATCGGCGAGTAGGTGGTGCCCTCCCAGTCAATGACGCGGTTGTGGTCGGTCAGCCCGACGACCACACCGTCCTTGCGCACGAACTGGAAGACGTTGCACCACGTCTTGCTGCGGTGCTGCATCTGGACCGACATGGAGCCTGCTTGGAGTCGGATCATGGCTAGAACGTCCCCGCGCTGCCGGCGGTCGACCCTGCCCCAAGGTTGTTGACCGTGACGGACTCCCCGGTCTGGGACATGGTGCAGTAGCCCGCTGCGCCGCCTGCGCTGGTCGCTGCCGTGCCCGCCGTGCCTGGTGCGCCTCCTGAGCCACCCGCCGTGGCAGAGCCCGCTGGCGAGCCTCCTGCGCCCCCTGCGGAGACCATGCCCGAGCCGCCTGCGGAGCCGCCGTAGTAGCCGAGACCGCCAGTGCCCGAGACGTAGCCGGCGCCACCACCGCCACCGCCGCCACCGCTGGAGCCGCTAGCGCCACCGCCACCGCCGCCGCCGCCGCCGCCCTGGATGGTCCCGTGGTTGAGCACTACGGTATCGACGTAGAGTCGCAGTGCGTCACCGCCCGGCGAGCCAGCAGCCGACAGCAACCCGCCGCCGCCGCGCCCGCCGTTCCCGCCGGCTCCGGTGACGATCCCGTGGTTCACGATCAGCAAGGTGGACCCCGTCACGAAGTAGCCGCTGCTGATCGCTGGCAGACTGGTGGACCTGCTGCCGATGGTGGGCTGCGAGGATGCGCCTTCCTCCCCGATCGTCAGGACGACCGCCGCCTTGGTCAGCCGGTTCCACTGCGGGTACTTGGCGATGCACATGGTCCGCAGCGTGACCGATGACGTGGTGCTGCTCGTCAGCTCCAGCTCCATCGGGAACCTGTCGGCGCTGAGCGCACTGCCGGCGTCGGCGGTCCCAATGTCGCGGCAGATCCACACGCCGTTGCTCGTGCTGTTGTCGCTCAGGTGGCACTCCACCACCTTGCCTGCTCCGACGGTCGCAATCCCGCTCGGACTCGTCGAGCCGTCGGCGAGCTTGATCGCCACCGAGTACGTGCCGCTGATGTTGATGAGCGTGACGCGGCACGGTCCGCACCGCAGCCACGTTGCCACGGGCAGGGTCGCCGTCAGCCCGCCCGACACAGGGTCGAGCATCACCAACCGTTCGCCATCGACGCGCACGCGATAGCTGCCGGTCGCCACCACGCTGCCGCCGCGGTACGCCTGCTGCATCGTGGTCACTTGCGCCGCCTCTTCAGCTCGAAGTCGACGGACACCATCTTGCCCTCAAGCCACGTCGTCAGGCAGACGGGGAAGCACAGCAGCGTGCCCGTCACGTAGTCGTCCGAATCGGTCTCGTCACCCGGCATCCACAGGTACTCGTCGTCGCTGTTGTGCACCTCGGACATGCAGCGCCCGCGACCCGTGCCGACGAGGAAGCGGTTGAGGATGACCCACTGCTTGTCTGCGACGCTCTCGCCGCACAGGTCGCACACGTTGTAGCGGTCGTCGTCGTCCGTTTCGTCGCCGGGGTCGCTCATACCAGAGCCCCTATCCACTGGTGCGTGTCGTTCACAGTGTCGTGCACGAGCCAGAGCCGCACCATGTCGGTAGCCGCTACGCCGGACAGCGTGCCGATGGCTGTGCCAGTGTCGTCCAGCAGGTCGATGCTGCCAGTCGATCCGCTGTCCACGTAGATGTCGAAGTAGTGCCCGCCGGAAAGGTAGACCGGCGCCGGCATGAACACCTGCACATGGCTCGCCGTCGGGTCCAGATGCCAGAACTTCGTGTGCGCGTCGAGGCTGATCGCCGCGCCGAACGAGAGCTTGCCTGATGTGCTGCCGCCCGCGTCCCACGTCTCGGGGCTCTGCGACTCGTCGAGCACGCCGACCAAGCCGATCGGTAGCGAGTAGCGCGAGAACGCTTCCAGCCCGAGCGACAGCCACTTGTCGAGTTCTTCGTCGCCTCGCGCCTCAACGTCGAACTGGAAGCCGGCGGTAACGACGACGCCGTTAGCCGGCGCGCTCGCCATCGTGACGATGCCCGTCTGCGTGTTCACGGTGTAGTCGACGCCCTCGGACTTCGGCGTTCCGTCCAGCGCGACGACGACGGTGCTGGCGACCGGCAGCTTGATCGTTCGCACGTAGGGCGATGGTCCAGTCAGGTCGTACTGCTTCCGCAGCTGGAACGTCTGCGTCGTGCCATCGCCGGTGCCGATCAACTGGTCTGCACTGGTGATGCTCGCAGCCGTGCGCCCCGTGCTCTCGCTGGTGTAGTCCGTCCAGTCCTTCACCCGGAAACTGTAGAACGACCCGCGCCGACCGAGGAAGAACGCGAACAGGTCGGCAGCCTCGGAGACGGTCGGCGACTTGCTCGCCTGCATGCGCCACTTCGCCTCCGCCCACCGCTGGATGCGCGTCTCGTGACCGCTCGCGCTGGTCTGGATGATGGTCTGAAAGCCAGGCCCGCTGCGGAAGCCGTAGTCGAAGTGGTCGTCGATGGAGACGTTGTGGAATCCCATGGGTTACCTGCCTCGCGGCGTGCCGCCGAACGCACTGCCAACCGAGTCGCGCAGCCAGCTCGATACCATGCTCGTGGCGATGCTGCGGAGATCCTGAAGCACGCCCTGCAGGACGGACTTGAAGGTGGCGCCCGCCTGCGTCGCGCGGTCGAAGGCATTGCCCAACGTCTGTCCGATGTCCTCGCCGAGCGCGCGCATCTCCTGCATCGCTCGCAGCGACTGCTCCACGGTCGTGCTTACGCCGCCCATGTCGCCATTCGCGCCGAATGGGTCGGGGCTGATGCCGCGGCCGATGCCGATGCCGGCGAGGCCCTTGCCGAAGCTGTAGCGGGACGATCCACCGCCGGAAGCCGATGCGTTGGTTCGCTGAAGGCTGTCGAGGAACGGAGAGATCGACGGCTTGCTGTTCAGGCTGTCGATTTGCTCCTGCAGCGCCTGCGCCCGCGACCTCGCCAGCGCGAGAGCCGTGTCCCTGCTGACGACGTAGGAACCTGAGATGCGCTCGCCGAACTGGTCGCGCGTGAGCTTGTCGAACTCCTCCTGACCGATGCCGTACTGTGACCTGCCGGCAATGCGCAGGTTCTGCCTTCCTGCGGCAGCAGCCATCGACCCGGGGCTGATGAACCCGAGGTCGAGATCGCGCAGGTAGAACGACTTGTCGGATGACGACTGGATGACGCCCGTCGATGCCCGGACCTGCTCCAGCATTGCCTGCAGCGACTGCGTTCGGCTTCCCTGCAATCCGAGAGCGCGGTTGATGGAAGAGTCCCGTTGCGCTTCCTCGACGCGCTTCATGGCGTCGGCGAGCTTGGTCTGCGCATCCGCCGCCTTGCTAGTGGCGCCAGTGAACAGCGTCATTGCGCTCGCCGCCACGCCCAGCACGGTGGCGATGGCAAACACTGGGTTCGCCTTGATCGCCGCGCCGAGCGTGCCCCAGATCCCGACCGACTGCCCGGTCACCGCGTTGAGGTCGCCCTGCATGCGCTTGATGTCGCGCCCGACCATGGAGAAGTTCTGGAGGGCGTTACCAACCCCGAGCAGCGCGTTGTCGAGATTGCCGCTGCCACGGATCAGACCGTCGATCGACGAGTTGATCGCCGAAGCGCCGCTCAGGAACGAGCTGCTATTGAGTTCGAGGTCTAGGGCTGGCATCGTCTCGTTCGCGTAGTAGTCGGTCGGCCTTGTGCTCCAGCGCCTTCACAATGCGCGCCAGTGCCGGCCTTCTCCATACCGCCACGCCATGCAGGTCACACCAGTCCCGCACCTCGCCTAACGCCACAGGCGACACAGAGAACCCCATCTGCCGCGTGCGCGTGACCATTCCGAAGCATTCCCACGCATCCAGCGCGTCGGCACGGATGCGCGGCATGTCGGCGATGGCTTTCGGGGGTTCCTTGCCCTGCTTCCGGCGCAGCCGCGCCACGCGCATCAGGAACTCCCACTGCCCTGGAGGTCGCCGCATCTGCCACTCCAGGGCGCTCGTCAGTTTCCCAGGACGGTATCCTCGTGCTGTGCCTCGAAGGCTGCGATGCGGTTCGCGCACCGCCACACGAACACGGCGAGCTTGTCATAGCGGGGATCAGCGATCAGTGCAGCCGATTCCTTCGCCGTCCACTCGCCCATCCCGTCGATGTTGCGCCAGTCGACCAACAGGCACTCGCCAACCAGCTGCCGGTTGATGTCGCGGTTGATCTTCTCCAGCGCCGCGAGGTCGCTGCCGGCGGCGTGCACGTCAGCCTGACGCATCGCCCACAGGTCGGCCTCGCGGTCGCGGTATGCTGGGTTGCCGGCGCGCGCAACCTTGACCGAGATCCACTCGGGGTGCGGCTCGTCGTGCGGGGACTCGTCGAACAGGTGCCGTTCGGCGTCGATCCAGAACCAGACCCCGCGCGACTTGTCGGGGTCTACGGCGATGGCAGTGAGGCTCTGCATTCGTCTAGACGTGGGCAAAGGCAAGCACGCGCATGGTCTGCGAGTCGCTGCCCTCGGTGGTGACGACGCCCTTGAAGGTGAGCGTCTGGATGATGTCGGTATTCAGCCCGGTGATCGGGCGCTGATGCGACTCATAGCCGATGGTCGGGACGGTGAACGTCAGCGAGTTGCCCGCTGGGTCGGTCAGCACGAAGTAGAGCCCGCTCGTCGTGTCGGCGAGGAACTTGCTGTACTCGGTGAAGTCCGCGAAGTAGACCGCCATCGAGCCGGTGACCGTGAACTCGCCGCTACCGATCGACTGCGCACCGACCGTGCCAGGACCCGTGCGCGCGCGGAGGTTGTTGTTGACGGCGAGCGTCAGCGACTGTACCGCGTAGTCGTCGCCGTTGAGACGCACCGCCGCGACGTTGTCCTCGCAGTTGATGGCGAGCGTGGTAGGCGGGTCGTTGTACGCGCCGCCGATCGCCGCGTTGCCGACGCTGTCCGTGGTCTTGCCCGTGAGCCCGAAGCTGTAGGTCACGAGCTGTTGGTCGCTGATGTTCAACGTGAAGCTGCCCGGGGTCAGCCCCGTCAGCACCTCGTACTTGCCGATGTCGGTGTAGCCGAGTTCGCAGGTGTAGCTCGCCTGCGTGCTGCCGTTCTTCAACCGCGTGCCGCGCAGCACCTTGAGGTTGCTGCCCGACGCGCCGGTGTCGATGTCGGTCCCGATGGTGTTGGTGCCAACGCTCGTGACGCGCGCCCAATAGGCGAGCACGTCGGCGCTGGTGAGCACGCGCACGATGTCTCCCACCGCGATACCGGTATGCACGCCGGTCGCCGCGAGGTTGCCACTGGACAGCGTGACTCCGGTCACCTGCGTGGTTGCTGCGGTGCTCGCGGTGCTCTGCAACGTGTGCCGCAGCAGCTGCCAGAACGCGCCCGTGATGTCGTAGCGCAGGACGCCGCTGATGCTGCCTCCCGCCGGCTTGTTCAGCGTGATCGGCGCCAGTGCATTGCGGTCGCTGCGGATCGTCGGGTCCGCGGTCTTCTGCACCTGCGAACCAATGTCGAGGGACGTGAAGTTGATCTTGTAGAACGTGGCGGCAGCGGTGCCGAACGTGGACTCAACGCCGAAAGCGGCGTACGTGCTGTTACTGTTGCTCATGCTGTTTCATCCGCCGCGAAAGGAATGCTGACCACGCGCATGAACCAAGGCCCAGCCGGGTCATTGGCGCTCGCGCTGCTGGAAGGCGCCGAGAACATGATGGCCGGCGATGCAATGGACACGCCGCGAAACGCTGCGATGATGGCGTCGACGAGGGCTATGACACCGGCGTCGCCCTTGCCCACCGGGCCGAACACCTGCGCAATGACGCGCCCAGCAGTCCGGTAGGTGACCGATCCAGGTCCACCAGTGGTCAGCCGAGTGCAGTCGCCAAACTCGACGGTGAAGCGGCACCATGTCGTCGGGTACTCCGTGGTCGGGTCGTTGTCGTAGACCGTGGTCAGCGACTGCGGCGTGGCTACCTGCGAGGCGAACCGCGCACGGATCGCGTTGGCGACCGTTGTCTGCGTCACAGGTTCCGGTCCTTCACGCGCATCGCGCGCAGCTCGGCGAAGGTCAGGCCGACGCAGCCGGCGGGCGCCATCTTGCTGTAGCCGTTCTCCAGCCGCTCCGCGTAAGGCAGGTTGTTGACGATGTAGACCCGTTCCCCGGTCCGCATCTTGGCGATGATCGCCTCGAAGCGCGCGCGCTCTGCGCTGCTCCACGCTGATCCGAAGCGACCGCGATACCTGCGCCCGGTCAGCGATCCATCCTTGACGCCAAGGCTGACGATCCAGTGCCCACGGAACTTGCCGGTGTCGACCGGGCTGCGCTGCAGGATGCGCTTGATAGCCTCCGTGGCGAACTGCCGCTGTGACGCCAGCAGTCGGCGCGGGATCTCGTTCTCCTTCCAGCGCCCGAGCTCGGCGCGGAAGCGTGCATTACCCGCGTAGCCCGATACTACGCCGCTTCGCGGTGCCGCCTGCCTTGCCTGACTGAGTGTCACTGCACGCCACCCTTACGCAGCAGCAGCGTCCAGACAACGATGGCGTCTTGGTAGTCGTCGTGCTTCGCCTCCACGACGGTCCACGTCTCGGAGCCAATGTCGATCTCCTGCCCGATGGCCGGCGTGAACGAGAGCGCGGCGCCAACCGAGTCTGTGTGCGGCAGGATCAGCGACGCATCACCGGGGCGCGTGGTGTCCTCGCGGAAGTAGCGGCGCGGCGACAGCAGCGGCGATGCCGTCACCGTGTAGCTCGTGACCGTCTCCGTGCTGACTGCGCCCGTGCTCGAGTTGTACACACCGCCAGACGTCACCACGTTGAACGTGACCGAGCGACCCACGCGCACGATTGCTTCTGCCGCCTTGCGCTGGATGTAGTCGCTCTCTGCGCTCATGCCCGGCTCAACTCCGCAGTGCCGCCCGTTGTGACGATGAGCCCGCGCAGGAGCCTGCTGATCTGCGTGAAGCTCGTGCTAGTCGACGTGCGGCTCTGCCCGTAGCTCTCGCTGATCGTGATGGGGCCGACGCTGATGTTGCTCGACTGCGTGCTGCCGTTGCCCGTCTCGTCGGGCATCAGGTCGATGCCCTGCAGGATCTTGAGAGCGGCTACCGCCGTCGCCCGCTTGAGGCCAACGGGGATCGTGGTAGCGGCAATCTGGTAGTTGTCGGTGTCGATCACGCCGTACCGCGGCCAGTGCAGCGACTGGTCGATCGTGCTCCGAACGCCCTTCCACTTGTAGAAGTCGTCAAGGTACGCCGTCGCCTGCCGCAACGCGCTCTCGCGCTGCGACGTGGTAGCTGCGCTCCACTCGACCGGACTCCCGTAGTCGTTGTGGTAGGCAGTCGCGTCGGCAAGGCTGATGTAGGAGTCAGCGTTAGCGACGATCGTTCCGTCCTCTACTGTTAGCGCCATCGGGTCTTCCTGCGTTACGACCGGGTCAACGGCCGGGGTGGTTGGTTCTTCTACTGGCGGATCAACCGTGCCCGGATCAATGACAATCGGGGTCTCGCGGTCGATGTTGTAGGCTGTCGCGTCCTGGTCGACGTACGTGGTCCAGTTCGCCGATGTGAGGCGCACACCAGCGATCCACACGTTCCAGAAGGAGATGTCATGCGCAGTGTTGTCGGATGACGTGCCGCGCAACGTCGACCTGTTGATCGGCTTCTTCTCGATGTGGATGTTCGACAGTGTGCAGTTGGCGATGTTGCCGATCTGGTCACCCCACCAAGTCACGTCCCACTCGTAGTCCTGGACGCCGATCGAGAACAACTTGCTCTTGTCGCACGAGTCGCCTTCGACCCACACGCCGTCGATGACCACGTTGAACCTGCCGAACGTCGGCCGAGTTACGTCCTGATCGACGAAGCAGGAGATGACATGGCTGTAGTCGTGGTCGACCGGGTTGAGCCGGCTGTAGCGCGTGATCCACGTTTGCGAGATCGTCGTGGTGCGCGTCGGGTACGGAGCCCATCCGAAGAAGCCAAGGTTGATCGAGCCGGACGACGTGTTGACCAGCACGTTGTCGGACGCCGCGTTGTCCCACTCGTTGCCCTCGTAGTTGAGCGTCGTGTCACCGCAGAAGAAGAAGCAGTGATCGACAGACGTACGGCCGGCGTTGCTGATGTCGCCAGACACCCACACACCGGCAGCGTTCGGGTGCCATGGGTTGATGATCTTCACGTCGCGCACGTAGCAGGCGCCATCGACGATCCCAGCCCATCCCGTGCGGACAATCGTGATGCCGGTCACGAAGTTTCCGGCGAAGCTGAAGTTGTCTGCCCCGGGTCGAGTGTCGTAACCGAGAATCGCAGAGTACTCGACCTGCTGATCCCAGTCGCCGAGAGCCAAGACCGTCGCGTAGTCGAACAGCTCGCCGCTGAGGATGCCCCTTCCGGTGATGTAGACCTCAGTGGTCTCGCGGATATCGAACGTGCCGCGCACGATCGCGCCTCCCGCGATGTACACCGACGCGCCCGACTCGACCTGGTACAGCAGTCCGATGTCCCACACGCCGGGGCCGAAGTAGAGCGTCTGACCGCTCAGCGCCTTCGTGTTCGCCTCGAGGCTCACGAACGTCGTGGCGATGTCCAGATCGACCGCCGGAGCGAGCGTGTCAGCGAACACGCACAGTAGGTTGCTCCTGTCCCCGTTGACCTCGACGTGGAACTTCGACCGCGGCGGCACCTGCACATGCAGTTCGCCATCGACGATCGAGTGGCTGTATGCCTTGGCCTTCGGGAAGATGACAGCCGACGTCACGCTGCCAGTCACGAGGCCGACGCGCACGGTAACGGTGTCGCTCGTGTCGAACACGACGAACGACTCCTCCGCCGAGTCGCCAGAGTCCCAGACGTCCGAGTCGATCAGGCAGCTCTCTGTGAACCCGTAGACGTAGCAGTCGGATACGTCGCCAGCCGCATCTTGGACGGCGACCGTGAACCGAGCGCTGCGGTATTCCTCGCTGCCTGGCCCTGGGTAGATCGTGGTCGTCATAGTCGCCCGGTCCCAAAGGCCCGCCGGAGCCGCCGCCTCAAGCGACCCCGACGGGCGACACGCAGAATCGGATGCCGGACTAGCCGGCGACGCGCATGCCCAATCGGGCGTCGATCACGGCGCAGCCCCACAGCATGTCGTAGGACCAGCACCACCGCTTGTGCTCGCGGGTGACCTCGAGCCGCATGGCGAGGTTGCTGACGGGGTCAGCGATGGCCATGCTGTTCGGGTTCGGCGGGCCGCCAGCGTCGAGCAGACGCGAGGCGAAGCCGATGGCGTCACGATGGAACGCGAGGTTGGCGCGGTGCGACGCGACGCGGGTGATCGCGTGCGTGGCGGCGCTCAGGGTGGTGCGCAGGGGCGGCGAGATGCTGATGGACCCGCCGTTGCTCACGTCCGCGTCGCCCGAGGTCACGGTGTACGTCTGCCCCGTGGTGTCGTCCGCGATGGTGATGATGTCACCGACGACGAACGTGCCAGTGCCGGCCGCAGTCAGCGCCAGCGTGGTCACACCAGCCGCGTGGCCGGCGTTGCTGACGGTGGCGTTCGCGGCGGTGCCGGCGGTGTGGTAGGCGACCTGCTGATCGACCCACCACTGCATGCCCAGCCGCTGGTTCAGCTTGCCGGCCATGATCGTCTGAGTGTCACCGCTCCAGCTGGCGTCAGCGAACGCGCGCAGGCCGTACAGGTTGGCCTCGGCGACGGGGTCCAGCACGACGTGCCGATTATCCAGCGGCGCGAGCTGCTGGTTGAGCACCTTGCGGATGGCGATGGCGTCCGCGATCTGGTCGACCGCCGAAGCCGTGGCGATGGCGAACGGCGTGGTGCCGGCGGTGCCGGTGTAGCCGTAGAACGACGGGTAGAGCGCGGCGATCGTCGCGTTCACCTTGTAGGCGAGACCGCGCACAGCCTCTTCGGCCTGCTTCGGCAGGTAGCCGTTGACGACCTCGCCCATCTCCTTGTCGGTCATGTAGAACCGGGTTTCGTACCAGTTCGACAGGCTGATCTGGGAGTAGTCGGCGGTCACGCCGGTCGTGTCGGGCGGCACGTAGCTCGGGCTGACTGCGGACGCAGTGATCGCCGCAGCCTTGGGCACGTTGATGACCTGGCCCTTGTTGGCCGCGTCGGTCGAGAAACTGGTGTTGACCAGTCGGGGGAGGATGCAGGTCTCGCGCAGGACCATCAAGCCATTGGCGTAGATGGGCTGCAGGACGTCCGTGAAGTCGTTTGCCACAGTCGAACTCCGAAGAGGGGGAGGAAGGAAAGCCTTTGCCTCGCTTCCGGCCTCTCGGAGGTCGGTGCCGCTGCCTCGGGCGCGGCTGCGCTGCTATGCCGACACTCTTAGCGGCGTCATAGCAGCAGCAAACAGTCCTAGCGGACCTTGACCTCGCCCTTGGCGACCTTCTCCAGATTCGCCAAGTAGGCCTTCGTGTCGCTGCGGTCGATCACTGCGCCACGCGGCATCGAGCCAGATCCGCCGCCAGCGCCACCGCCAACGGAACCGACGAACAGGTGTGGTGCCTGCTGGAGCAGTTCGGCGACCGCTTCCTTGGGGGTCATGTCGGCGCCGTCGGTGCCACGGTACTTGGCCGCGCCCTGCGCGATGACGTTGCCCTTCTCGTCGATGGCGAACAGCTCGCGCATGCGGCTGGCGAAGTCGCGCATCGCCTCGGGGCGCACACTGACCTTCGCCTCGGCGGCGGCAGCCTGCGCGGCGGTGTCCACGCGCACGGTCTTGAGCGAGTCGAAGTAGGCGTCGCGTTCCTTCTGGATCTGCGCCGCCTTCTCCTGCGCGGCGGTGAGCTTGGCCGTGAAGTCCTGCCGGATGGGGTCGAGCTTGCGTGCGAACAACTCCTCGAACTTGCCCTGTTGCAGCAGGGTCTTCTCCTCGCCTTCCTTCGCCTTGTCGAACTCCTCGCGCATGCGCTTGAAGGCTTCGGGGTCGATGCCGCTGTACTGCTGCTTCAGCTGCTCGAGCTGCGCGTGCATCACGCGGTTGTTCTCGCGGAACTCGTCCAGCTTCTGCTTGAGTTCGGCGACGTTGGGAGCCGGCGGCGTGGCTGCCGGGGGAGTGGTGACAGGTGGGGTATCGGTCATGGTTGCTGCGTGTCAGGTATCCAGTGGCCGCTCTTTCATCCCGCGCACGAGGTCGGACAGCGGCAACCGTCCTCGCTTCCAGAGGCTGATACGATCCGCGCCCAATGCGGCGCGCGCCTCCTCGGGGTCGAACTTGATCCAGTCTTCGACGGTGAAGATGGTCGGCAGGTCCGCATCGTTGAGCACGGGCACCAACTGCGTGCGGCAGTTCCAGTGCCATGGCGGCGGGCCAGGGTATGGCTTCTTCGTCATCGACTCGGAAGTCGCCTTGCCCGTCTTCACATCCCACACGGCACCGTTCAGCTCCATGCAGGTATCGGTTGTGCGGTCGTCCAGCACGGCGACGGCGCACAGCACGCGGAACTTGTCGGCGTTGGCACGGACGATCGCCATGACAGCATCGTTGTGGGCGGCGGTCGCGGCAGTGCGCGCGCTCGTGGTCGCCGCGTTCTTGAGCGCAGCGGTCGCCTGAGCGATGGCTGCCTTCTTCTCGGTCTTGCTCGTCGCCTCACGCGCGCCCGCGATGGCGCGGCTCTTGGTTGCCTGCGCCGACCTGCCAAGCGCCTGCCTGCCGCCGAGGTCGCCGATCACCTTGGTGATGGGCACGTCCTTCGGGATCTTGAGCTTCGCGCCTGCGCGGTTCCATGACCGCGTGAGTGCCACTGCCTGCCGGTTGGCTTCCTGATCCTGGAAGGCGTCCAGCGCGTCGCCGATGGCGTTCTTCGCGTCCGTGAAGGCAGCCCATCGCCCCGTGCGCTGAGCCTCGCGCGTGGCGCGTGCGATGTCTGCGGCACCGAAGCCGTCACTGCGGCGCAGGGTCAGGCTGAGCTGGTTGGCTCCGCCTGAGACCATGCGGTTGCTGCGGGTGACGCCGGGCATTAGTCGTACCAGCCCCTCGTAACCTCGCGCCGCTTGGTGGGAGCGTCTTCGCCGAGGCGCTTCCACAACCGGCGCAGCCTACGCCACAACTGGTTCTTGTAGAACCTGAAGCTGCGGCGCTTCTGGTTGCGGATGCGGTGCGTGCAGCCGTACGTCTGCTCAACCATGCGCGTATTCTACTGTCCTTCGGGCGGCGGTGGAGGCACATCCTGCACGGCATTCGGCGGCTGTGCCTGATCGGGAACCGGCACATGCTCGCCTCCGCCGAACTGCGGCTTCGGCATTGGCGCGATACCGGTCGGGAGTCCTTCGCCGATCAACGCCGCCTCCTCCTCCATGGTCCGCTCGTCGGGGATGCGCTGCCCGCGCTGCAGGTTCCAGAACGCCGTGGACCACGACATCAGACCAGCCTGCGCCGCCTGCACGATTGCGGCGATGTCCTGCGCGGTCATCTCGGAGTCCACGAACTCGGTGGTGAACGTGACCGACACGTCCTCCTCGGTGGTCATGGGGCGCTGCCACAACACCCACCAGTAGAGCGCCTTCGTGAGCCCAGCGCCGAGGGTGACGGCGATTCGCCCGAGCACGCTGCGCTCGGCGCTGTTGCGGACCTTGATGGTCTCGGCCGATTCGACGGCAGCCTTGGGCTCTTCCAGCAGACGCGCGCCAAGGACCGCCATCATGGCTTCCTTGTCCTTCATGCCCTGCGCGATGTGGCCGAGGCCGGAACCGGAGAACTCGAGGTAGCTCGCACTCGCGCCCTCGCGGTCGGTCACCCACGCCGTCTCTGATCCGACCGACAGCGACACCGGGTCGCCGTTGCTGTCACTGGTTGGGAACCCACACGCCACCGCAGTCGGCAGCGCGGTCCAGTGGCGACCGTGCTCCAAGTCCGCGCTGTTGCGGTAGTGGCTCAGGCAGACGTTCACCAAGTCGGCGAGCACGGGGCGCTCAGGGCACAACTCCAGCGACGTGGCGTTGATGACCACCAGCGGGATGAAACCCAGCGCGGCACCGCCAAGGATGCGCGGAGTGAACTCTTCCTCGGCAATCCACGCATCCTTGCCGCCGTCCTGCACCTTGGCGTGGAGCTGCACGGTGTAGGTTGGCACGGTGGAGTCGGTCCGCAGCCGCAGCACGCGCCGGACCTCCTGCGTCGCATGGGAGAACTCATCCTCACCCGGAGCCTCGCGCTTCTCGCACAGCACCGCCATCGTCAGCACCTCGCGCCCGCCGATGTTCTCGGTGCGCCAGTTGATGAGGTCGGCGGCGTCATACTCGGCGATGAACGGCAACCCGTCGCCTGCCGGCGCATCGACCAGCAGCGCAGTGCGCGTGCTCACCACCTCGTCGGCGACCTCGGCGCACAGCTGCGCGAAGGATTCGCCCTCGCACGTCACCGATTCCAGGCTGATGCCATCCGGCACGACAACCTCTGGTTCCTTGCGCAGGATCGCGCCCACCAGCCCGAGCACCGTGCGACCCGGGGCGTTGTAGTACAGCGCGCGGTCGAGATAGGCGTCGTACTTGCTCTTGCCCTGCAGGTCCAATCCCTGCCCGGCGAGCCGCGGAAGGTACTTCGTGCCCTTCGCCTTCACGGTCTCCTCGCCGTCGATGCAGTCGGTGACCTTCTCCCACAGCGGGATGATTTCCTTGAGGTCGGGATGAAGGTCGGTTACTGGCATGGCGGCATTGTGCCCAAGGGTCGCATCCTATCCGATGGTCGTCTGCGTGACCGTTGCGCCGCCGAGGGGGTATCGCGTGTGGATGTAGTAGCCGATGGCGTCGCTTAAGTGAGTGAGCCCAGCCGACTCGCTCGCCCGCTTGTCGATCTCGCCTGACCCGCCTTCCAGCAGCGTAACGCCCTCATAGTCGCGGATGATGTTCTTGCACCGCGTCGGGTCGACGAAGAACCGCACTTGCCCAGCGGCGTTGCGTAGGCGGGTGTTCATGCTGTTCACGCGCTCGCGCTCGGGCGGGTTGGACCTCGCCACCATCATGCGCAGATCCTTGAAGTGCGGGCGCAGGTAGGTCTTCACCAGATCCCAGTCAGCGCCCTCGGTCTGCGAGGTCTTGCGCGCGCCGCCCGTCGCGTCGCCGTAGATCAGCACGGGTCCGGTGTGCTTGCCCCAGTCCTGCGCCAGCCGGTTGCACACGGCTGGCGTGTTGGAGTTGCGCGGGATGTGCACCTCGCCGATGACGGCGGTCGCAGCGAACGGTTGCCCATGCCCGTAGAGCGGGTCGGCGGGGAACTGCTGCTCCTGCAGCACCGCAGCCACGCCGGGGTCCACGTTGAAGTCGAAGCAGAACACCAGCGGCAGCGTCGGGTTGTAGGTCACAGGGCGCATGTGCAAGTTCGGGCTCCACTGGTAGTAGGCGAGGCCCTGAAAGCTGATGAAGCTCGCCTCGTACTCCTGCTGGAACGTGAGCGGGTCGAGGTCGCGCTTCGCTGCCTCGATCTCGGCGGGCGCGAGGATGTCGCTGCTGGGCCAGTGGAAGCTGTCCCAATCCTCGGTCGTCTTGGCCTTGGTCCACAGCTCGTAGAAGTGACCACGGCCCTTGGGTCGCCCGGTGAACCAGCACCAGCCTGGTCTGCCGATGGTCGACAGCGCGGGGCGCAACGTCTGTGACCACGCCTCCGGCCTGCACTCCGCATACTCGTCCAGTGCCGCACCGTCGATGGCGATGCCCTCAAGGCGCTGCGGCTTGTCCATGCCGACGACCCACAGCTTCGCGCCGTTGATGAACTGGATCGACAGGTCGCTGTAGCTGATCGAGTCGACGAACATGCCACGCGTGCCACAGGGGTAGTCCTGCGCCAGCGCTATCAGGTCGTCCCACCAGATGCGTTTCGCCTGATCCCGCGTCGGCGCGCACGCGACGAAGTTTGCACCTGCAACGGTGGTCATCACGGCGGCGTGGACGATGCGCCGCTTGGCTCGCTCCGTCTTGCCACTGCGCCGACCAGCAGCAACAACGCGATACCTCGCATTGCTGCCGATCAGTCGCAACTGCTCGGGCGTGTCACGCAGCGGATACCATCGCGTCTTCGGGGTCACGCACCGCCGGCCTCGGCAATCGCCTTGGACGCCTCCAGCATTGCCTCCTGCACCTGCTGCTTCGTGAGCGGCTTGGTCTCTGGGTCACGCTTCGCCCACCGCTCCGGCCACCGACGCTCCAAGATCCACGCGCACGCGGTCCACTGCTTCTCCGTGTGCTTGATGATGCGCGACAGAAACCCGCCCTCAGCCTCGGACTCCGCCTTTTTCAACGCTATGGCAAAGTCGGGGTTGCGTCGCTTGTGGGAGCGGAACGCGCTGACCATCACCCCGTGCGCCTGCGCCGCCCGTTCGGCGTGCAGCCCGAGTTTGACAGTGCGTAGGATCTTCTCCTCCACCTCGGGCGTCATCGTGCTGCGTGGCCTACCCATTGCGCACCGCCTTCTTGCCGGTCAGGTTCTCCCAGCGTTGCACGATGACGTCGCAGTAGCCGGGGTCGATCTCGATGCCGAAGCACCGGCGGCCGAGTTGTTCGCAGGCGATGAGCGTGGTGCCGCTGCCCAGGAATGGCTCGAACGCATCACCACCCCAGCTTTTGATGAACTGTCCGGCAAGATGGACAGGGAATGTCGCTGGGTGCCCAGTCCCATGCGCAGAGTTCCGATTCACACGCACGACGCTATCCGGGATCTTGTTTGGGTCACCGCAGACGCTCGAAGGTGGCCGGTTGACTCCGTCTTTGCCTCGGAGGTTTGTTCCCATTGGCCCGGAACCATCTTTCTTCTTGACGCACTTGGAAGGTCGTAGCGATGAGCGATTGAAGTGGAACACAAACTCATGCGATGGAGCTAGCCTGCCATTCCAATCTCCGGGCAGTCCGCTTCCCTGATCCCACACATACCAGCCAAACCGACGCCAACCTTGCGCCCGCATCCATTCAATCCACTTGTCCCAGTACGGAACCCACTCTCCATCCCTGTGGATCATGCCAAGGTTGACGAGCACCTGACCATCTTCGGACATTGGTAGGTTGGCGAACACGCCTTGCATAAGCCCGTCCCAGTCCTGCACGAGTTCCTTGGCGACTCCGTAGTCCCGCTGCTGCCCGTACGGCGGGGATGTGAAGCACACATCAGCCTTGGCACCGTCCATGACTTTCGCCACGTCTGTAGCCTTGGTCGAATCTCCGCACAGCAACCGATGCTCGCCGAGCACGATCAGGTCGCCCGGCTTGGTGACCGGAACCGCAGGCACATCTGGCACGTCGTCCTCGGCGACGTCCGGCGTGAGCCCGCGCAGCAGCTCTGCCATGTCCTTCTCGTCGAATCCGAGCGATCCCTGTAGGTCGGCGTCCATGCCGTCGAGCAGGCTGGCCAGGGTCTCGTTGTCCCACTCAGCCAGCTCGGCGCTGCGGTTGTCAGCGATGGCGAACTGGGAGGCCGTGGCGTTATCGTCGTCGAGGATCACGGCAGCGATCTCGTTCCACCCGAGCGCCTTGGCGGCAGCAAGGGTGCCGTTGCCGGCGCGAACCACCATGCCGTCCCGCTGCACGACGATCGGCTTCCGCTGCCCGAACTTGGCGAGGCTGGCCTTGATGGCGTCGAGGTTCTTGTCGCCGTGCTTGCGGGCGTTCGCGGGGTCGGGGTTCAGGGAGGCAACTGGAACGGCAAGCTGCTTGAGCGGGTCGGCGATCATAGGGGAAGATTCTGAGTCCCCTTCTGCGTGTCATGCGACAAGGGGTATCCTTTGAGTATCAGACCCCACCGACTGCGCAACAGTCCTCACCCATGGCAATGTCCACCATGCCGCCCTTGCGGGCGTCGCCGATCGTGATCTCGCGCAGGTGGAAGCTGTGGTCGTCGATGCCGAGCGCCTGTGCCAGCCCGTCGAGCCCGGACTTGATCCGCGCGACCAGGTTGTCCTCGTCGTAGTGGCGCGCTGCCGGCGGGTGGAACGTGACGCGCAGATCAACCTTGCCCTCGACACGGTGGCGGTTGGCCCGCTGTTCCAACGCGGCAGCCCAGCACGCGGCACGGTACGACTTCCTTGCCCTTGCCAGCGCCGCCCAGTGCTGCCGGGTGTTCGACGACAGCGTGGCAGGCGGCCACGGCAGGCGAACCTCGATCACGGGGTCTCTCCGGTACGGACCTGCCGCTCCCGCACCAGCGCATCCGACAGGTCGCCGAGGACTCGCTGCGCCTCAGAGACTATGGCGTCCATCTCCATGGCGCGGGTAACGACCTCGCGCAGCAGCGGCTCGGGCGCCGGCCAGCAGGTGTCGCCGCTGTCGCACCACTCGAGCGCGTGGGCTGCCTCGTAGCAGTCGGAGAGCAGGTCGGCGAACGCCAGCCGTAGCGTGCGGCCATCGACCCCGTGGGTGGCCTTCTGCCGGATCATGTCGGCAAGCTCCTGCACCTTGTAGGGCAGGTAGTCATAGCTGCCGCCGCTCATGGCTCACCATCGCACAGTTCAGCGTTGCGAGCCCATCCCGCCAGGTCCACGAGGTTGTCCCGCTTGGGTCGGTGCGCGTCGCGGCCGATCTTCTGGAGCGCGTTGAGCATGCACACCTGCCGTGGCGTGATGCCGACTCCGAGGTATGCCGACCACATCGCGGCAGTCCTGCGGTGGTTATCTGCGGGGTGCCCGTAGTCCGCGCGCCGGTCGCCGTCGACGATGCGGGCAGCCTCCTCAAGCACGGTCTCCTGCTTCTTTCGAGTCACAGATGGTGCTCCTTTGCGGCGCGATGCGCCAAGCAAGTCACAGTTCCACGGTGATCTGGTAGAGGCGACCGAACGCCAGAGCCCACTCAGGACCGTGATCGTCTACCGTGTCGTGCCCGTCCTGCCAAGCCAGACAATGCGCCCACTCGTGCAGTAGGACCATGCGGACGTAGGGCCAACTGGCGCCGTTGTGGATGTGCACCACGAACGACAGCGCGCGACCCTTGCTGTCTCGGCGCAGGCTCGCCAGACCGATCGCGTCGTCGCCGCGCAGGTTCCGCAGGTAGGCACGCACCGGCAACAGCGGCGGGGCGTTGGCGCGCAGGTAGCGGACGAGAGCGCCAAACTGCTTCATGCCTTCCTCTTCAGCAACGGACCCGACATGCCGTACTGCTGGTTGTAGTAGCCGCGATCGAAGAACAGCCGGAACCTCGGGGAGAACTCGGCAACAGCCCCGCGCTCGTCGAGCGTGATGTCGACCACCACGCCGCCGATGACGTACTCCAGACCCTTCTTCCGCCCGAAGGTGTCCAGATCCTTGCAGCACGGGACTAGCAGCGCGTGCACGTTGCGGCAGACGAAGTAGCCGCCCTTGTGCCAGTGGCCAAACGCCCAGATTGCCGGCTTCTCGCCGCCCTGTGCCGCCTCGATGCGCTTCTGCGCTGCGTAGCTGACTGCGTAGGCGCTGCCGCCGCCGGGGTGGTCGATCAGCATGCGGCACGACCCCTTACCTCCATGGAGCTCCAGCGAGACGAACGCTTCCTTGTAACCGAGGTAGACGAGATCGCCGCGCCCGCTGGCGTGCGCCGTCTGCTGCAACAGCCTGCCGATGTCGACGCCCTCCCGTTGGCTCCACCACCCTTCGTGGTCGTCGCCGGCCACGTAGTAGGTCGTGACGCCGCTGCGGCTCGGGTAGTGCTCAATGAAGTAGTCGACCTGCTCCTGCATGCCGTGGCACGCCGGCTGCAACTCGTGGCGGTTGAAGTGCGCCACGCCCTCGATCCAGTTCCCGCAGTGGTAGACGTTGGTGACACCCTCGGCGGCGAACCAGTCGTAGAGCGATTCGCACACGTCGAGCCGTTCGTGCCGGCTGCCGAGGTGGGTGTCTGCGATGAACCCAACGCGCACCTTTCGACTCGCAGGGACGGCGATCTTCCACGCCGACTCCGACACAGGGGCGAGATGCCGGTCGATCGACCACCTGCTACCGTGCTGCACTAGGTTGGCGCCAGCCGCGCGGAAGGACTCCAGCAGCTCCGACACCTCGCCCTTCGTCAACCCGAACTGTGTGGCGATCTCCGCCTCCGTGAGTTCGCCTGCCAGCAGCACCCGACGCGCCCGCTGCTGGTAGTTGGCGCGGCGATCCGCCTTCGCAGTGTCCAGGAACTCGCCTAGGTTGTCCCGCTTGCTGCGGCGCTTACTTGCCATCGGTCCGCCTGACGCATCGTGCGATGTGGTTTCCGAGGGCGTCGACGCTGAGCCGGTAGCCCCTCGGGACGAGGTAGCCCGAGTGGAACGATGTCATCGTGATCCGGTGCTCCTCCAGTCCAGCGGCGAACCGGGCGATGTCGTCCAGCATCTCCGGGGCGCAGTCGCTGCACGTCCGACATCGGGTCTTGGCTGACTGCGAGATCCACAGGTCGAGGTCGGTCGGCTTCGCCATGCCCAACCTGTCGCATGGATGGGGCACGGCGCCAACGGACAACTAGCCTTTCGGCGCGTAGCGCTCCAGCCAGTCATTCGGCTCGTTCAACAGACTGTCCCAATCACCGAGCGTTCTTGATTGGGGGTGTTCGGCGTTGAGGATCTTGGCTTCCGCAAGGATCTCGTCGATGAGTGCTTGCCGCACTCTCGCAGCCCACTTCTTCACGATGTCCCGCGCCTCCGCCACCTGCGCCTCCAGCTCGGCGACGCGAACGCATAACAGATTGCAGAATTGCCAAAGCTCCTCGCTGCTCAGGTGCTCATCTTCAGCGTGCCATCTAGCCCAGAATCCACTGAGTGCCTTCTTTCCTTCTGGAGTCATGTCCCCTCCTTCGGCGCGGTGCGCGCCAGCCATTCCCATCTGCGTTTCGGCCCTGATTGCTCGACTGGCGACCTACGCCTGCTCGGCCTGTCAGCCTCACCGCCTCCCGCTGGACCGACATCCACAAACCCAGCCGCTCGGAGTGACGCCCCCGATTCTTCGGCCATAGTGTAGGTCACGACCCGTTGATATCCTAGAGCGACCGCAGCGCGGCGGAGTGCACCGTAAGCGAACGAGCATGCGTTCGGTTCCTGCTCACGCACGGCAACCCGTGTGATCTCGCAGGTAGTACCGTCTTGCAGCATCCGAGCTGCCGGCCTTCCGGCGCACGCGACACCGATTCGCTGGCCATCTCGTAGGATCTCAACTCCGAACAACCATCCAGTGATCGGGCGGCGTAGGTGCCTGTGCGTCTCCGCAATCCATTGCCGCGCACTATTCAGGCTGATCGGTCGCACCGCGAGTCTCACTTCGGCTCCTTCGGCGCGGTGCGCGCCAGCGCGGCGTCTCTGCGATCTACCAAGTCGGAAGGGAACCATCCGCATGCGGACAGGATCACCCCGCGCAACTCCGCCACCTGCGCCTCCAGCTCGGCGACGTAGGCGGCGACTTGCTGCACGGCAGTCTGGTCACAGGCGCACATATGCTCGCGGTCCTGGTGGGTGATGCTGTGTCCCTTCTGCACCCGCCCGTAGAACCAGTCCATCGGCAGGTTCTTTGCCGTCTCCACCATGCGCCGCAGCGCCTCGCGTCCGGGATGGGTCACGGATTCACCTCCTGCATCACGTCGCGGATCACCGCGCAGACCGCCTCGCGGTGCCGAGTCCACCACACCTTCGCATCTGCGTGCATCGTTGCCACGTCATCAGGAGTCCATCGCAACCAGTCCTCGTTCGGGTGCGTCTGACATCCGATAGTCGTCGTGGATGGCGTTGCGGTGACGGTCCATCCGCCGAAGCACAGTGAGGCGATGCGGTAGCCATTGGGAAGGTTGGCGTCGCGCAGGTCGGCGCCTTGCAGGTCGGCGTCGCGCAGGTTGGCGCCGTGCAGGTTGGCGCCGTACAGGTTGGCGCAGCTCATGATGGCGTAGCTCAGGTTGGCGCCTTGCAGGTCGGCGCCTTCCAGTTTGGCGTAGCTCAGGTTGGCGCCTTGCAGGTCGGCGCCTTGCAGGTCGGCGTAGCTCAGGTTGGCGCCTTGCAGGTCGGCGTAGCTCAGTTTGGCGTAGCTCAGGTTGGCGTAGCTCAGGTTGGCGTCGCGCAGGTCGGCGTCGCGCAGGTTGGCGCCGTGCAGGTTGGCGCCGTACAGGTTGGCGCAGCTCATGATGGCGTAGCTCAGGTTGGCGTCGCGCAGGTCGGCGCCTTGCAGGTCGGCGTCGCGCAGGTTGGCTCGCACGCCTCCCGGTTCTCCGCGCAAGAACATGCCGTGCAATCGGAGCGTCTCCTTGAGTTGTTCAGGGGTCATGGCTTCACCTTCTTTGCCTTGCGCTTCTTGGCGACGGGGACTGGGACGATGCGAACGCGGACCACCTCCGCCTTGCAGGTGTAGTCCCACGCGGCCTCATCGGCAGCTTCATCCTTGTGGATGTAGGCGCGATAAATTCCTTCCTCATCGCAGACTCCCCACACCAGCACAGCCTTCGGCTTCTTCGCCTTCGCCATCACAGCACATCCTTCGGCGCGGTGCGCGCCAGCCAGTTTCTGACATCAGCGTCGAACTCATCGGATGGCATAGCTTGCATGTCTTG